CTCCAATCACCTCACCTGCTACCCATCGCATGACGCGAGTGGTTACCGGGCGAGTCCTCGGATAGAGATCAGGGTAGTTAAGATCGCTAACGTGCCAGTGTCCCACAAGGGGGCGCGTGCATTTCGCGACAACTGTGCCCTTATCTTCGAGCCCACCACGAATACCTGAAAGGAATGCCAGGTAATCGAGGTCCTCATTGCCTGAGGGCTTCCGCTTTTGGCGGAGACCCAGGAAGTCCAGACGCCACCAGCGCACGGGTGTCAAACCGTGCGTGACGATGACTGGCTCCATATAGGGCACGGGAGACCAAAAGAAACCATCCACATGCTCACTCTTGCCTGCATACCAATCAGACAAGAGCTCCGCACCGACGTAGACTAAGTCATTCGCCGAGGCAGAGTAGAACGCGGGGCCATAAAAAGGCTTCGCGACAAGAGAGTGGAGGTACTTCAACGAGTGACTGAAGTTAAAGCCGAACCGGTTACTTAGTAGCCGGTTGAAAAGGCCGTAGACGTCAGTATCGTTGGTGGGTTCTTTCCGAACAAAAACAGGTCTGATATCAACACCCCAAAGGGTGTCCTTTCCGCAAGTTTCACGGAAGGGGCCGACCACGAAAGTCTTTTCCCGGTTAGGCATGAAGCCCAGCCAGGTAAGAACCTCAATGGTTAGCAGTGCCGCATGTTGCGGCACAATGATATCGTCTCCGTAAGCTCGGACCAGCTGTAGGTCACCGCCGGCAAATTCTGTCGCCGCTTTCGCGACGGACCAGAATATGAGTGTCTCTAGAGGGAACGTGGTACAGTTCCCCATAGCAGACAGCTTCTCATATGCATGCCAGACGGTATCAGCCTCCTCGTCCTCAACCTTAAAGGTATAGAAGCGACTAGAAGCGGCGAAAACAGCCGCAAACCAGTCTGATGGGAGGAACATACGATACATCTCCAGCGCACCGCAATCGCTTGCGGATGTCTGGTCGATCGTCGCAATCTCATCCCACCGGCCCAATAAGTTGCGGTTCCTGTCTTGGTTAGACAGGTCGACACCAACTAAGCGTAAACACTCGGTCAGTGCGGCCTCCATGCATTTCTGCACAAAGACCTGCAAGCTGGATTGGACCCCGATGGTACGAAACGTACCAGCGGACTTCGGAACGAAGCTTATCCGATCCCCCTTGATCAAGCGCAGCTTTGCGCCTGAGTTACGGAGGAAACTCAGCCAAGTCGGCCAAGTTTGAAGGGCTTCCTTTGCCAAGCTCCAACACCCCGGAGTGCACGTTTGGTCACCAAGTTTCTGGTGCCGCGTGCGTCCCGAGGCGAAGGTAACGCCTGGGCCGAACCCAC